ACTGGAGTTCAAATACAGGGGGAAGATCAGTCCGTCCTCAACCATTACGGAAGCGTCTTGGCTGTTGGGGGTGAAATACGTCGCCGCAATGTAGTATTCCGGTGTGGACCCCACATCTTTCTTGTATTCCAAGTATTGCCCTGCGCTGAAGCGAGGATTATATTTAGCAATCGGCAAGCCAGTGTCGCCGATTTGAACGACGATTTCTTTGACGATTCCTTGCTCAACAAGAGCGTCAAAATAAACACTCACAGTTTGTTGATTTGGCTCGTACAGGAAACTTTCAATCACATAAGCATACTTGTTGACAATGCCTTTTGTGACATCGACGTAGTTGTAGTAAGGATCGGCTACAGGGTTCGGACCAGAACCCACCTGCGGCGTGTAAACCCAAGTGCCTGCTGTGTAGCTTGTGCCTGCTTGTAGCAACTGAGGGGTTACGGGAGATCCCAACACAGAAGCAGACTGAGCGCCAGTAATGTCGTTCGTCGGTTGCAGAAGAGTAAAGTTTTGATTTACCACCCACACAAAAGTTCCAGGGCGCTTATTCAAAGCGACTGGAGATGTTGGGTCTGGAATAAACTCGTCCGCTGCGTAGTCGTATTCCACAATCTGAGGACTGTACAAACTGCCGACGGTTGCTACATAGTTGTTGCCAACAACCCACGGCGAGTAAGTCATCGCCGCAGAGATCTTCCCTTTTACAATCAAATCGGAAATGACTGAAACCAGCTCTGACTCGATTGTTAAGTTCTCTAAAACAACGTGAAGTTGTCCGTCTCCTCCAATGGCAGGATCCCAGTAAACAACCTGCCCCCTGAGGTACACCCCTGGTAACAACTTAACGATCTGTTGAAGAACAAGATTGTTGTAAATGGTTTGATCTTGCTTGGCAATCGAGTATGGAGTGTAGTCTACGATGACGGGATAGAAAGTTGGAATCGGCAACGTAGTCTCAACCAAGTCATCAACTTTGAGAATATCCCCAGTCGGCTCAAATGTATACACCTGAGTGTAGGTTGCGGCGGAGGGATCTAAAAGAGGCGGAGTATTGTATGCTGCGCTGATCTCGATGTGTGGATTGATGAAGCGTTCTGTTGCGTCAAAGGTGCTGTAAAACGCTGCGTCCACATCAGACACTGTCGGATCTGTTGTGGCAGGAAAGACGGTGCCAGGAGTAAGGATTTGAAAAAGGCGATCTCTGAAGTTGAGGGAGGTGTCCTTGAGATTGACGCCATACGAACTATTGGCGTCGATTTCCAGGGAAATGTCGTATTGAACCTGACTGAGAGTAAAAGGATACAGATGGCCTTGATTCTCTACGGGCACGGAATAGTTGACGGCGTTTTGACCACGCTCCAGCTGAACTTGCGTGAGTTCCACACCGCCTGGACCGAGAACAAAAAACGAGACTTGGCCGTTAGGGCGAATATAGTCGGTAAGATAGTTGTAGGTTCCTTGGTTCGGACGATTGGGTTGAACAGAGGTGAGAGTACCTTGACCGTAGAAGTCAGTAAAGAAATCTTGCCAATCCTCTTGGCTAACGGGATTCTTACGGCGAATAAGGGTGAAGAAACGTTCTTGCACCTCGGCATACGTTTCGACATCTGATCCGCCTACCGCAGGTTGAGGATTGGTTACCGTGAGTCCTGGGATTCCAATCGAGGGTGCAACAATGATGGAGTTGGCAGGGCAGTTATACTGACTTCCCACGTATTCGGACGCAACCGTAATGCGAATGGCCGACTGACCAGCAGGAATAGTATAAGCCTCTGTGTTTACGAAACTGATGGCATTGCCATCCGTTGTGGTACCACCTGTGCTAAAGATTGACCCAACCGGAATGACAGTGTCGGTGTTACTGGGCGCGATTGTGACAATAAGTTGGGCAACAGAGGAAGTCCCCAAGCGCCTCATCGCGCCAAGGAACGGACCTAGCCACTCGACAAGAATGGCGTCTGGCAACTGATTAGCCCAAAAGAGAAACTCACCTTGAGCGAAAGCCTGACCTTGAATCAAGGCTGCGAGGGGGTTTCCTGAGGAGAAATCGTTTAGAGTTTGGTTTGACGCTTCATAAACAACTTGAGCCGCCTCTTGGGCGATTTCAGCTTCATTACGAGGGTCAATCGATACCGAGGGAAGTGGCGCGTATCTGGGCACGATTTTACCTCATCAAATAGGACAAATAGTCGTGGAGTTACCCGTACCAACGCTGTAATTTGTGCAGCTTCCAGCGGAGGAAGCGTAAACCCCGTTATCAATTTCAAGCTCTTCCAGAATAAACTCAGCCCACTCAGCCAAAACTTTTTTCGTGATCAGATCTTCGGCGTTCAGAGCTGCAAATCTCTGCGGAACTGTTGAAGGTGTAATACCACCAGCATTCTCGTACTTGTCGTTGGTGGTGAAGCTCTTGGGGGCATTTGCGATTACGTTCGCAGGATTGCCGAGCAGGAGCGGGTCGTAACCGTAGCTCCAAGGACCTGTAACTACCTTACTGCCGCTAATCGGCGAACCGGACTGATAGACTCCGCCAACCACAGTCGGCTGGTCCGTGCCCAGAGTCACGTATCGATTATCCAGTCCGTCCGGCCCGGAAAGCACCAGAGAACTAATACCCAGGGGAGGGTAGTGCCAATCCAGGTCTTGTCCATCAAAGTATATTTGCTGCGCCCCGTTCAGCCACTGTGAAGTGACGATAACCCCGGAACTAAACGTCGTCTTTGCCATGAATCCCTTTCGGATTGTATGCTTTCTGTTGTTTTACCCTAGATATAAAAAGACCCCGACCGAAGTCGGGGCCTTGAAGAAAACTCGGAATCAGGTCCGAGTCCAGTAGTTGACGGTAAACTCAACCTCGATGGTTGCCACGTCGCCGCTTTCGCGATCCACCTCAGCGGTGTTGATCGACACAAATTGGCACTCATAGCAAACATACTGACCGCCAGTGATGGCGTCATTGATACCATCGCAACTCTTGGGAGTAACGGTGACTGTAAGAGGTTGGCAGTTATAGTTGAGCCAGAATTGCTCGAGGCTTTTGAAAATCGTCGGATCGTAGGGAGCACCGAGAGTAACGTTCTCAGCGGTGCGAGGACCGACGACGTGGAACAGGCGATTCCCTGTCCCGTTAGCATATTGAGTAGCATCCGTCGAATCGTTGATGCCACTAAACGTTGTGAAAACGCTGTTGAAAACTACGGCGCCACTGGCATCGGAAAACGACACAGTGTATTGCGCTTTAGTAATCGGGCGAAGAATAGCCATGATAACACCTCCTTAATGTCTATCCTTATCAGGACAGAACGTTGGTGATCATAGCTCCCGAACCGATCTTACCGGTGGCACCCAGGCCAACAAGGTTGATAATACGCTCAACAGTGATTTCAGCGCGAACCACACGACGCTCACGAATGTAGTACTCAGGGCGCACGGCAGGAGTACCGGTCAGCTGGTAGGTGTAAGCGAAAGCAGGGGTAGCAGCATTGGCACCACCAGCAGGCATCACCGAGTCGCTAGGACCATTGGGGCTGTAGAACAGCAGGATGCCGTTCTCAGGGAACACAGGCTGCAGAGTGCCATCGTTCGCCAGATAACGACCCTCAGCCACGCGCAGGCCACGCTCAAGACCGAAGTAACGAGCGAGCACATCGGTGTCGATGCTGTCAGCGGTGGTGTACTTGATACGCTCAAGGATGTTGCCGTTGGTCAGCAGCTGGTCGAACACGGCGGTTCCAAGAACCATCGAGTTCGGGCGAATGCCGATCTGGTTGGCAACCGAACGCTTCAGAGTCAGAACGTCTTCGATCGGGTTCGAACCACCCGAGGACCAAGCATAGTCGCCAGCGGCAGTACCGTAAGCGGTGGAGTAGTCACTCCAGGTCAGGAAGCCGAGACCGGTCTGGGAGCCAGGAGCCGGAGCGTCATCTTCGTAAGGGTTGTAGCCAGGAACAACGGTGACAGCCTGAGACACGGAGTACTCATAGGCGTTCATCAGGCGGGACATAGCGTTGCGAGTTTCGATCGCACGCAGGTCAACCTGAGCGGGGCCTTCGCCAGCGTTCTCGATGACTTCTTCCGGCAGTTCCCAAGCCACGACTTCTTGCTCGAGAGCATAAGGCTCCGAGTCATAGCGGCTCTGAACGTAAGGAATGTTGGTGCCATAAGCA